TGAAAGGAGGTCGCGTGCCGGCAAGGAGAAGAAGGTCAGAACAGGAGAAAACTCCACACAAACCCGCGACAACTCCTGAGGGTCGAGAGAATGAAGTCATTGGACTAGCTATTGATCTTGCTGAACAGCAAATTCGCGATGGAAATGCGTCGTCTCAAGTGATTACGCACTTCTTAAAGCTGGGATCAAGTCGTGAACAGCTTGAACAGGAGCGACTCGAGCATGAAAACGAATTAACTCGAGTAAAGATCGAAGCTATCGAATCTCAGAAGCGTGTAGAGGAGCTTTATTTGGAAGCTCTTCAAGCAATGCGAAATTATGCGGGAAATCCATCAACTTCTGATCAAGATGACGAGAGTTAGAACATATTCTGAACTTAAGTTATTAGAAACATTTGAAGAACGATACGAGTATCTTAAGCTAGGCGGATCTGTTGGACTGAGTACTTTCGGTTTCGATAGGTGGGTTAACCAGCGTTTTTACAAGTCTCGAGAGTGGGAACTAGTTAAAAATTACGTGATAACTCGAGACAATGGATGTGATCTGGGTGTTCCAGGATACGAAATTTATTCAGGGTTAATAGTTCATCACATGAATCCGATAGTTTTAGAAGAGATTATGCATGGTGACGAATCTCTCGTTAATCCTGAATATTTGGTAACTACATCGCTTCAAACTCACAACGCTATTCATTATGGCGATGAAAGTTTACTACCAAGAGGTCCTATCGTACGAGAACGCGGCGATACGACGCTTTGGTGAAGGGAAGGTAGAGAGTAATGACAGCAGAACAGCTAGCACAGATATTTCACGATCATTATGAACGCTTGGCGCCTGAGTTCGGATACACGTCGCGCAAGACATCGGCGGTTCCGTGGAAGGATGTTCCAGAGCCGAATAAAAGTTTGATGATTGCGGTTGCTCGCCTGGTTCTGCGTGATTTGGGAATAAAGGAGGATTGATGCCAGGCCCAGCTTTTTATCGCGATTTATATGGGCCGAGATCGGATCCGAAAAAGTATCCGATGTCGGGTGACGACGTGATCGCCATTAAACGAGTACTTTCACGAGCTGGATATTTACCTTGGCAAGAGTTTACAAACGTTTATGGCGAAGGAGCGGAGAACGCTTGTCGTCAATTTCAACGTGATGTTGGAATCAAGGGTCCTAATGGTGGCGATCCTCTAGGTCACTATGGTGAATCAACACATGACGAACTTTTAGAAGCATTTCGTGAAGGATATTCTGATCCAGCTTGGGATGACTACTCGACAAAATTGTATGCGGAGGCAATTGTACCAGATGAGCCACCTTCATTTGCTTTTAAGCGTGATCTCTATGGTCCGCCGGATAAACGTTATCCAATGTCAGGTGACGATTGTCTCGCAGTCAAACGTGCGCTCTCACGCGCTGGTTTTATTCCCTGGCAAGATTTTACGAACGTTTATGGAGAACAAGCAAAAGCTGGTTGCATAGCTTTTCAGAAATCTGTAGGGATTACAGGTTCTGGTGGCGGTCCGCCACAAGGTCATTACGGAGAATCAACGCATAAAAAGCTATTAAAAGCCAAACGTGAAATGCATCACGAGTGGGCGTTCGATGCACGCTCGATCGAATTGTATAAAGGTTACAAAACGCCTGACTCTGGTGGTTCTGGTCGAGATGCAACTATGAAACATCTTGAGAAACGAGTTGGCTATACGGAACAGCCAGCTAGATCAAATTGCGACAGTCGTTCGGATGGTATTCGCACAGCGCAGGATCATACCGCTTCTGGCGGAACATGGCTGCGTTATCAGCCTTGGTGTGGTTGTTGGTGTTATTACGGTCTTGAAGCAGGTGGAGTTAAAGGTCTTGGATCGTGGATGGCTTCGGTCGCTTCGATTGAAGAGTATGCTAAAGACAAAGCTGGCTGTTTTAAAGGTTGGACGACTGATCGTTCGAAAGTGAAGAAGGGTGATTTGGTTGTAATCGGTGGTTACGGCGTTCATGTGGAAACTGTACGTGGATTCAGCGGGTCGAACACGCTTACTTACGGTGGAAATACTAGCGCAGGCAGTTCAGGCTCGCAATCTAATGGAGGAGGTGCCTTTGCGAGAACTCGTTCACCTAGCGAAGTCCGTGGTTACGCGCTTGTCCGGTTCCCAGGGGAATGATTGGTCAAAGGAACCTGCGTCTGACGTATTGCTTGCTAGAGGATTACTACGTGTTTTAGCTGAACGTCATGAGCGAGAGAAAGCAAATAAAATAAATATTAAAGACGATTCCATGACAAACTAAAAGGAGATTAACTTGAACGAAGAGACTACAACAGAGCATACTGGCGAAGAGACTCAGCCAATGGATCCTTCGGAGCTTCCAGAAGAGCCAAGCCAGCTTCCAGAAGAGCCACCGCCTGGAACAGTTCCCGTTGATGCACCACCTGATTCTCCTGGTATTCCAGCTCCTGATACTTCTCCTCCCGAGGAAAGAGAAGAAGGGGATGAAGAAGGCCAGACAACAGAAAACGACGAAAACTAATTCATATTTAAAGAAGTGGGTGAGATAGATGGAACAGAGTATTCTTATTAGTACTAAGAAAGTTCTGGGAGTTGCCGAAGATTACACCGTATTTGACGAAGATATTATCATGCATATTAACACCGCTTTCTCCACTCTTACCCAGCTAGGGGTCGGACCAGCCGAAGGGTTTATGATTGAGGACGCTTCTACGGAGTGGGATGATTTTCTCCCTGAAGATCCTGATGAACGTCAGTACAATTCGGTAAAGTCATATGTGTTTCTCAAAGTCTCAATGCTTTTCGATCCTCCGCAGACATCATATTTGATTACAGCAAAAGAAAAGCAGATTGAAGAGCTTGAATGGCGTTTGAATGTGGTTCGAGAAGAGACAAGATGGACGGATCCTGATCCGGGTTTAATTGAGGAGGTAGGATAGTGGGAGTAGAAGGACTTGAAGAGGGACAAGAAGATACAGCAGCAGAAGAAGGAGAACGTGAAGCAGAAGAAAGAAGAAGTAGGGCAAAAGAAAGAGAACGTGTAGCAGTAGAAGAGAGAGAACGTAGAGATCAGCACAAAGCTGAGGAGAATCGAGCTAGACAGATTAGGCAGGGAGTGATTTCGGAAGAGTCTGAAGAACCTGTAGAAGAATAGGAGGTGAGATGGATACCTCCGAAGTTATAGACGGACTAATAGAAGATGTTCTCGAGCATCATGGCGTTAAAGGTCAAAAGTGGGGTGTTCGCCGAAAAGCTACAGTCGGACCACAGGAAGTTGTTGTTCGTGATGCAAGATTGGGACGAATAACAAAACGTGCTAAAACTTCTGGTGGTGAAGGACATCCGACGCATTCAGATGCTATCAAGGTTTTGAAAACTGGACAGATTAGTAAGAAGAGCGGTTTTAAAGCGCTTTCAAATGAAGAATTGGAAGCGTATAATAAACGATTGAACTTAGAACAAAATGCCAAGCGTCTTCGCTATCAGGATTCGACTGCAGTTAAGAAATTTGTTTACACTCTTCTTGGACAAACCGGAAAAGGTGCAGCTCAAGATATAGGAAGACAAGGCGCAACAAAAGGTGGAGAGAAAGCCATGAGTTACGTTATGGCTAAGAGAGCAGCACGGGTCGCTGCAGTAGCCGCCGCTTAGAGAGGGGGTTAGTGTTGGGCCTATCTAATACTGCTGTACCGATCTACTATGGCCGATTTCGCGAACAGGTTGTTAATGGTGAAATCCCTGTAAATCGCGAGATTTCTATGGAGATGAATCGGATCGATGCGCTCATAGCTAACCCGAACATGTATTACGATGACGAAGCTGTAGAAGGATTCATCCGTTATTGTGAAGGAGAATTAACTTTAACGGATGGATCCGACCTGCATCTTCTTGATTCGTTTAAGCTTTGGGCTGAACAAATTTTTGGTTGGTATTACTTTGTTGAACGCAGTGTCTACATACCTACCAAAGACAATCACGGTGGACATTATGAGAAACGCCTAATCAAGAAACGCCTAACCCTTAAGCAATACCTAATCGTCGCCCGTGGCGCAGCCAAATCGATGTATGAGTCAGCTATTCAAAGTTACTTTCTAAATGTCGATACGTCGACTACGCATCAGGTTACCACGGCTCCAACTATGAAGCAAGCAGACGAAGTCATGTCTCCGATTCGCACTGCTATTACGCGCGCGCGAGGACCACTGTTCAAGTTCTTAACAGAAGGATCTCTGCAGAACACAACCGGTTCAAGAGCTAACCGAGTGAAGTTGGCAGCGACGAAGAAAGGTATCGAGAACTTTCTTACCGGATCCTTGCTCGAAGTTCGTCCGATGGCGATCAATAAGTTGCAAGGCCTTCGTCCAAAGATCTCTACCATCGACGAGTGGTTGTCCGGTGATCTTCGAGAGGATGTAGTAGGTGCTGTTGAGCAGGGAGCATCCAAACTCGAGGACTATTTGATCGTTGCTGTTAGCTCGGAGGGAACGGTTCGTGCAGGTTCAGGAGACACTATCAAAATGGAACTTGCTGACATCCTCAAAGGAGAGTACCTCGCGCCGCATGTTTCAATCTGGCATTACAAGTTGGATGAAATTGAAGAAGTTGCCGATCCAGCGATGTGGCTGAAGGCAAATCCAAATTTAGGAGCGACAGTTTCTTATGAAACTTACCAGCTTGACGTTGAACGGGCAGAAAAAGCACCTGCCTCACGAAATGACATCCTCGCAAAGCGTTTCGGAATTCCAATGGAGGGGTACACCTACTTCTTCACCTATGAGGAGACTCTACCTCATCGACAACGAGAATTCTGGCAGATGGCCTGCTCGATGGGAGCGGATCTTTCACAGGGTGATGACTTCTGTGCGTTCACTTTTCTCTTTCCGTTAGGGCGAGAGAAGTATGGTGTAAAAACTCGTAGCTACATTACTGAACTTACCTTGTTTAAGCTTCCTGCAGCTATGCGACAAAAGTATGAAGAATTTATCAATGAAGGAAGTCTTCATGTAATGCCAGGAAACATTCTCGATATGATGGATGTCTATGAAGATCTTGATCAATTCATCTTGGCGTCCGAGTACGACGTCCGTACACTTGGCTATGATCCATATAATGCTAAAGAATTCGTTGCTCGTTGGGAAGCAGAGAATGGACCCTTTGGTATTACGAAAGTGATTCAAGGAGCGAAGACGGAATCGGTTCCTTTGGGTGAACTTAAGATCATGAGCGAAGAACGACTTCTGGTTTTTGATCAGGCGCTCATGTCATTTGCTATGGGTAATGCAATTACTCTGGAAGATACCAATGGGAATCGCAAATTGTTGAAGAAGCGTCAGGACGAAAAGATCGACAACGTCGCAGCCCTTCTGGATGCCTGGGTTGCGTATAAAGCGAATAAGGAGGCATTCGAGTAATTAAGGAGGCTTAATGAAAGTCTCTGTTGAAAAGCCGGGCTCTCCCACGGATATTCTCGAGCATCATGGTGTCAAAGGTCAGAAGTGGGGAGTTCGTCAAAGATCACAATCCGCTGGATATAAAGCTGGAAAAGCTGCTCAAAGGTCAAGTTCATTTCGTGCAAGATTCCCTACGAGTGCACAAAGAACAGCTGAAATTCATCGAGCACGTATACAAACACATCAAGATTATATTAATGTTTTAACGGCAAAGAGTCCAGCTCAACGTGAAAAGCTGCTAAAAGTTCATCTAAATAATCCGGACAGAGCAACAGCTTTGCGCTTTACTCGAGGAGAGAAAGTTGTAGCTGGAATATTAGCGGGTGGTCTTGCACTACCAACGGCCGGAGTAGTTCCTGCAGCACTTGCTGGATACACTGGCACTACACTTGCGATACGTAAAGGTTTCGAAAGAGGCCAGCGTAAACGAGCTAGTCAATAAGTAGAGAGGAGGTGAGGTGTGTCGCGATTTGGCACGGCGTTAAAACACGCCTGGAATGTCTTTGCTAATCAAGAACAAGATCTAAGGCGATATCCTACTTGGCCTTGGCAACCTGGTGCTAGTATTGAGTCTAATGGTGCTTATGGTGCGTCTTCCGGATCGAGACCAGATCGCGTAAGACTCCGAATTCCTAATGCGCGTACAATAATCACCTCGATTTATACACGTCTTAGTATCGATGTTGCTTCTGTCGATATGCGTCATATAAGAAACGACGACCAAAATCGATATGTCGAAGACATAGATAGTGGTCTTAATAATTGTTTGACTGTTGAAGCCAATATTGATCAAGCTGCGCGAGCTTTTCGACAAGATGTCGCTCTGACTCTTTTTGATAGAGGTGTCGCAGCGCTTGTTCCGGTTGATACGTCAGTTAGTCCAGAACAATCTGGCGGCTATGAGATTTTGACGCTACGTGTTGGTGATATTGTAGCTTGGTATCCAAAGCATGTAAGGGTAAGTCTGTATAACGAGGCGATTGGGAAGCGCGAAGAGATTACTTTAGAGAAGCGAGCGGTTGCTATTATTGAAAATCCATTGTTCGCTGTAATGAATGAACAGAATTCAACTCTTCAACGTCTTCTTAATAAACTTGAATTGTTGGATGCTATTGATAACCAATCTGCTTCTGGAAAACTCGATCTTATCATTCAGCTTCCGTACGTAATTAAGTCTGAAGCTCGTAGGCAACAGGCAGAGCAACGTCGTGCGGACATTGAGTTTCAGCTTAAAGGTAGTCAATACGGAATTGCCTATACAGACGGAACCGAAAAGATCACTCAGTTGAATCGTCCGGCCGAGAACAACCTAATGGCCCAAATTGAATTTTTGACTGAGATGCTTTATGGTCAGCTTGGCTTAACTGAAGAAGTTATGAACGGTACAGCCGATGAGAAAGCTATGTTGAATTATTGGAACCGTACAATCGAGCCCGTACTTACAGCTATTGTTGAATCTATGCGACGTACCTTTTTGACTAAAACCGCTCGGACTCAAAAGCAAACGATTCAGTTCTTTCGAGATCCATTTCGCTTGGTTCCGATTGAGAACATTGCTGAGATTGCCGACAAGTTTACTCGTAACGAGATTATGACGTCGAATGAGATGCGACAAGTAGTTGGTATGGCTCCACATGATGATCCAAAGGCAGATCAGTTGATCAATAGTAACATGCCTCAAGGCGATTCAACTAATGGAGCTGTATCGGTAGCGTATCCAGTTATGCCCGAGGTGACATCTGCTATCAATGATGCAAAAGTTAGGAGGAGCAGTCAAAATGGGAGCTGAGGCTACGCCTGACTTTAGCGGCTACGCCACGAAGGCTGGTCTTAAGTGCTCTGATGGCCGGACGATTACACCAGATGCCTTCAAGCATCAGGATAAGGAAACTGTTCCACTGGTCTGGCAGCATGGGCACAACGAGCCCAGCAATGTACTAGGTTATGCAACACTTGAACATCGTGAAGATGGTGTTTATTGCTACGGTTTCTTCAATGACACTGAGCAGGCAAAGAATGCCAGAACACTAGTGCAGCATGGGGATATCAAGTCGCTCTCCATCTATGCCAATCAGCTCACTGAGAAAGCTAAGCAGGTTCTTCACGGATTTATTCGTGAGCTAAGTTTGGTATTGTCTGGTGCTAATCCTGGTGCACTTATTGATAATGTTACTCTAGCTCATGCTGATGGTGAGCTAGTTACGTTGGATGATGAAGCAATTATTTACACTGGTTTGGAATTGCATCACGCTGATGGAGAATCTTCAGAAGAGACAAAAGAAGAGACCAAAGAAGAGAAAACCGAAGAGGTAGCTCACTCTGAAGAGAATCCAACGGTTCAAGAAGTTTATGATTCAATGACTCCTGAACAAAAAGATGTCGTTCATTATATGGTTGGCGCCGCACTCGACTCGATGGCTGAGGCGCTCACTAACGAAGAGACTGGTCAGACTGTTCGACAGTCAGCTACTTCTGACGACGAGGAGTCGACATCAGAACTTGCCCATAAAGATGATGAAGAGGAAGGACGGCGAATGTCGCGCAACGTCTTCGAGCAAGAGAGCGAAGGCAAAAAGGAAGAGCATGTTCTCACTCATGACGCGATTCGAGGCATTGTAGAGGATGCCAAGAGAGGCGGATCGCTGAAAGAAGCCGTCGAAACATATGCACTCAAGCACGGCATCGATAACATCGAGGTCCTCTTCCCGGATGCCAAGTTGGTTACTGAGACTCCAGAGTTTGATTCGCGGAGAGTCGAGTGGGTTTCCAATGTCATGAATGGGACCAAGCACTCGCCGTTCTCCCGCATTAAGTCGCTTGTCGCTGATATTACCTTTGATGAAGCAAGGGCAAGAGGCTACATCAAGGGGAATTTCAAGAAGGAAGAGTGGTTTGCCGTTTCAAAGCGCACCACGACGCCAAGCACGGTCTACAAGAAGCAGAAGTTGGATCGTGATGATATCGTCGATATTACCGATTTCGATATCGTGATGTGGCTCAAGGCTGAGATGCGTCTCATGCTTGACGAAGAGCTTGCACGCGCAGTTCTAATCGGTGATGGTCGTGACGTCGATGATGAAGACAAGATCAAGGATCCTGCAGGCGCTAGCGAAGGTGCAGGAGTTCGTTCAATTCTTCATGATCATGATCTTTATGTGACGACGATCAGTGTCGACGACTCTGCGCCACCGCCTGAAGTTGTCGATGGAATTATTTCGGCTGCGCAGTATTACAAGGGTTCCGGTTCTCCCACATTCTACACGACGTTGCCGGTTCTTACATCGTTGTTGCTTGCTAGAGATACTCTTGGTCATCGTCTGTGGAAGACTCCGGCAGAGCTCGCTTCTGAGATGGGTGTTTCCAGCATCGTTACTGTCGAAGTCATGGAGAGTGAGCAGGATCTTCTTGGCATTATCGTGAACATGAAGGATTACACGATTGGTGCCGATAAGGGTGGAGAGGTTAACTTCTTCGACGACTTTGACATTGATTACAACCAGTACAAGTATCTGTATGAGACTCGAATCTCAGGTGCACTGACGAAGATCCGTTCCGCGATGGTTATCAAGCGGGCACCGGTTGGCAGCGCATTGGTTACACCACAGCAGCCTGATTTCGATCCAGAGACGCATACTGTTACTGTGAAGACTACGCCAGGTATCACGTATAAGAACAAGGAAACGGGCGCTACGCTTACTACTGCCTCGCCGGTTGTTCTAGCTGAAGGCGATTCGCTTACGGTTCAGGCTAACCCGGATGCAGGTAAGTACTTTGCAAACAACGCGGATGACGAGTGGACTTTCCAGCATAGGGCAGCCTAAGGTAGGTCCTTCATGGCAAGATTCTTTGGTCGTGTTGGTTACGGCGAAACAGTAGAAACAGCTCCTGGTGTATGGGTTGATGAGATTGTTGAACATTCATATTACGGAGATGTTATTCGTAATGCGAGAAATCTCCGAGAAGGAGAGAATCTTAATCCTGATCTCAGCGTACAGAATTCGATCAGCATTGTCGCCGATCAATATGCCAACGATCATTTCTTTGCCATTCGTTATGTAGAATGGGCGGGGGCTTTGTGGACAGTTTCTAGCGTCGAAGTACAGAGTCCCCGTCTTCTGCTGAGATTAGGGGAGGTGTATAATGGGCCAACGCCTTGATCTACACCAAATCCTAGAGACGTTTGTGGATAATGTATATTTTCAGCCACCAACTAACATACAGTTAGAGTATCCTTGTATTATCTATAAACGTGACTTCGCAGAAACAAAATTCGCGGATGACAAGCCATATAATCATACACTAAGGTATATGGTTATCATCGTTGATCCAGACCCAGACAGTGAGATTCCAGCTAAGGTAGCTTCAATGCCTATGAGCTTATTTAATAGATTTTATACAGCTGATAATTTGAATCATGACGTTTATAACGTCTATTTCTAAGAAAGGAAGCAAATGGCACCGTTGACATGGGACGAAATTGGTGAACGCCTGTACGAAGTCGGCGTAGACCATGGCGTTCTGTATCTTCCAGATGCAGCTGGTGTTTATGACTCCGGCTTCGCTTGGAATGGACTTACAACTGTCACCGAATCACCCTCTGGAGCAGAGCCTTCGCCACAGTATGCAGATAACATTAAGTATTTGAACCTGATTTCTGCCGAGGAGTTTGGTGGAACGATCGAAGCATTTACTTATCCCGATGAATTCGCGGTCTGCGATGGAACATTCGTTCCTGGGCCAGGTGTTGCTGTTGGTCAGCAGCCACGAAGGTCTTTCGGTATGTCCTATCGTACCCGAGTCGGTAACGATATCGAGGGAACGGAATACGGTTATAAGTTGCATTTGCTTTATGGTTGTCAAGCTTCACCATCAGAGAAAGCTTATGCAACGATTAATGATTCGCCAGAAGCGATTGCCTTTAGCTGGGAGTTCACGTCAACGCCAGCACCGGTTACCGATCATAAGCCAACTTCTTTGATTGTGATCGATTCGACGGTGGTCGATGCAGGTGAGCTCGCCGATCTGGAAGATCTTTTGTATGGCGCTTCAGGTGATCCAACTCTTCCGACTCCAGACGATGTGCTTGCTATGTTCAGTGGTGGAGGTTCTGGTGCGGCTACAGGAGCAACTTCTGGTAGTCCGGGAAGCTGGACTCCTGGTGGATCGACTCCACCAGCTAATGCCGCTGCTGCTAATTCTGCCAGTGTTACCGCTAGCCCAAGTTCAGCCTGGACAACTGGTCAGTATGTGCAGGGAAGCACTGCGGGTGCACCAGGTGAAATGTATTGGAACGGAACTACTTGGACTTCGGGTCGAGCAACTTAAGATAGTTGATAGGAGGCCAGAGAATGCTCACGATTGTAGTTCCAGGCGAGCCAATATACAATGAAAAGACGGAAGAGTTTTATACTCAGAATGACATTGTCTTGGAGCTAGAACATTCTCTGGTCTCACTGTCAAAATGGGAGTCGAAGTATGAGAAACCGTTCTTGGGCGAAGGAGAAAAAACAACCGAAGAAGTTATTGGCTACATAAAACTTATGACATTGACTCCGGATGTCCCGGATGAAGTGTTTTCCAAACTTACTGAAAAGAATGTTACAGACATTAATAACTACATTGATGCCAAGATGACTGCTACTTGGTTTAACGAACCTCCTGGTGCTCCGAGAAGTCGAGATGTCATTACTGCTGAGCTTATCTACTACTGGATGATTGTTTTTCAGATTCCATTCGAGTGTGAAAACTGGCATCTCAATAGATTGTTTACTCTGATTCGAGTATGCAACATCAAACAAGCGAAACCTCAGAAGATGAGTCGGTCTGAGATTGCACGTAGGAATCGAGAACTCAATGCTCAACGTCGAGCACAACTCGGTACAAAGGGTTAGAAGGGGGTGATGCTTTGTGATTAATCGTATGATCTATGGTCCCCCCGATTGGGTTGTAAATAAATTTGATTCTCGCGATCGCAGAGCATTTGGATTTTGGACACTTCTTCTTTCTGCTATCGGAGCTGTATTTTGGGGACATCAAGTTTTATATGTAACTATCTTATCGGTTTTAGCTCTTGTGCCTAATTTTTCCTCAGAGACACCTGTGGAAGAAGAGGAATGACATGACAGCTCTTGTTTGGGATCGACCGGGTGAACGATTTTATCAAACTGGTGTTGATCGAGGAGTTCTTTATCTTCAAGACGGTAGAGTAGCAGTTTGGAATGGAATTACCAATGTAGAAGATTCTTCCGATGTTGAAGTAAAACCGTTTCATCTTGATGGAATGAAGTATTTAGAAGCTGTGATTCCAGGAGATTATCAAGGAAAACTTTCAGCATTTACGTATCCTGACGAATTTGATGAAATTATGGGAATTATTGATGTCGCTCATGGAACCTCACCTGTAGAAAATCCTATTCCAGGGTTATACTACCACGATCAACTATTAAAAAGTTTTAGTTTGTCATATAGAACGATGCTTGGCGATGACATTCAAGGAATGGAATACGGGTATAAAATTCATCTCCTTTATAATGTTGTCGCTAGTCCTGAATCTTCATCATTCGTTACGCTTTCAGATTCAGGAGTTGAACCAATTGAATTCAGTTGGTCTTTGAGTGGAACACCTCCCGCAAGGATTAAAGGATTTAGACCAACAGTCCATCTTTCTATCGATTCAACAAAAACACCTCCGGATCTTTTAAAAGTGTTGGAAGACATGCTTTATGGAACAGATAAATTTGAACCTCAGCTTCCATCCATGCAAGATATTGCCGAATTCTTTGGATATTTGGGTGCTCTTCTTATTGTTGATCATGGTGGTGGTATGTGGTCTGCTGTTGATGAATCAAATACATATATTTCTATGATTAATTCTACTACCTTTCAGATAGATAATGCGGATACCACCTATTTAGATCCAGATACATATCAAATTTCATCCACGAACATCGGCGAGCCAGGTTAAGGAGGTGAAATGGCTACAGTTACTGGTCTTACAGCAGAAAGAATGTTGGAGATTGAAGCTGCTTCAATTATTGACGGTAAAGTTGTTGATGGTGACTTAATTCTTATCAAACATGATGGAACAGAATTGAATGCTGGGCCTGTAGACGGCCCATCGGGTCCGCAGGGTCCTCCTGGGCCACCAGGAATTGCGGCAATACCTGGCGAAGTTAAACTTTGGTCCGGTGATGTGCTTCCCGAAGAAGCAACTTACGGTAAGTGGGTATGGGCGGATGGAGCATATTATCCGATTGCGAATTATCCACTTGCGGCTGCACATATTTCAGATGCATGGAATACTTTTGCTGGCGCCAGTGATCCTGGTCCTAGCAATTTCCGTGTTCCTGATCTACGAGGCTTGGTAGCTACCGGAATGGATGCCATGCCGGGTGGTTCTCGCGCAAATCGTATGACTCGTTCGGTAGCAATTACATTGGCAGCCAGAACTGGAAAAGAAACACATGCTATTACTTCTGCTGAAATGGCATATCATAGTCATGGTGGTGGTACTGGCCATGATACGCCTGATCATGCACACGGAGGAACTACTGGTGCGGCCGATCGTTCACTAGCGCACTCACATACAGTCGCTTGGAATCGAATTTCAACTGGTAGAGCAGATGGTACAGCAAATCAGGTGACAGGTTTGGCGCCTTCTCCAGGTGGTAATATGCCTGAAGTTCCAGTGTCTAACGGTGGTGGTGTTGATCATCTTCACTCCTTTTGGACAGGTGGTGCCAATACTCGTCACGCACATCCTATTAATCCCGAAGGTGGTAATATCCCACACGAAAATGTGCAGCCAACTGTCTTTGTGCCATATATAGTTTGTTTGGGCGGCTAAAATGAGATTAGAACTCGCCGGAAGTCTAATCCATCCCGACCCACTAATTCTAAAATTCGATAGCAACCAAAATTTTGATACTCAGAAGTATATTGATTTGGGCTATACACATTTCGATGTTATTTGTATTGGTGGCGGAGGAGGGATGGGTGGAGGTATTGATACTGCAAACACAGGAACTCTTGTCAGAAACTATGGAGGAGCCGGTGGTGGGGGAGGCTTTCACCGTGTTCGAGGCCTACTATCCGCCCTCCCGAGCTCGTGTCCCGTTGTTGTCGGGGCTGGTGGCGCTTTGGGGACCGAACATACCAGTGATCCTGCCAATACTACTGATGGCGGGGACGGAGGAGTTTCGTCCTTTAATGGTACGACATGTCGTGCTTCCGGTGGTAAGGGCGGTAAACGTGCTCAATCGAATTCTCTAACGGTTTCTACACAAGCGCATGGTGGCGAAGGTGGATTGGGAAATCGTACAGTTGCTGGAGGCGGAGCTGCTGGCGGGCTTGCTGGTACTCCCTCCGCAGGTGGCCCTGGAACGCCTGGCACACCTGGTGCCGACGGCACATATAACACTGTCGTCCATAACATCGGACAAGGAGGAGGCGGCGGTGCTGGTGGCGTCGGTAAGTATGGAGGAACCACGTGTAACGCCGCTACCAGTGGAGGACGTGGTTCATATAATCCTGGAGACACGTCAGTATATGGACCAGGAGATACACCAGGTAATGATGCTAGTAGTGGAGCACAAAATGTTGTTCCAGGGGGTGCAAGCGGTGCTAAAGCCTCGCCTCTGAATAAGTTGCCTTATATTTACGGGCAATCCAAAGGTGAACGACTTGCTGGTGATCCAGGCGTTGTAGTCATTCGACTTACAGCAGAATAAGATCATGATTACATTTACACAGAAAGGTTCGTTCGACAATACTGAAAGATATTTGAGAAAGATGAAGGAAGTCGATGCACTTTCTGTCCTAAGTAGATATGGGTCTTTGGGAGTAAACGCTCTTTCCAACGCTACCCCTCGAGAATCGGGCAGAACTGCGGAGGGCTGGTATTACACGACTGTTGTACGAAAAGGATATTACTCCATTCGTTGGCACAACACGCATATTGAAGATGGTGTAAACATCGCGGTTATTCTTCAGTATGGTCATGGTACCAGAAATGGTGGATATGTACAAGGTCGTGACTATATTATGCCTGCGATCAGGCCTATATTTGATCAGATCTCAGCCGAAGCCGACAGAGCTCTAAGGGGGTGACCAAAGAGTGCCAACTATTGACGACAAAGTCGTAGCAATGAGTTTTGAGTCGAGTAAGTTTGAACAAGGCGTTGATAGTGCTATTCACTCACTCAAAAAACTCCAAGATGCTCTTCGTTTTCCCGAAGCAGGAAAAGCGTTGTCTGTTGTTTCGGCTCAAGCCAAGGAAATGGACTTTGGTCACATCCATAAAGGCATTGACGGTATCGCAGAAAAACTCGGGGCTTTGCGGCTAGTTGCGATTGCGGTATTTGCGGATCTAGCAAAGAAAGCTGTGGCTGCTGGCACACAAATGATCAAAGCGTTGACGATTCAACCGCTCTTACAAGGCTTTCATGAATACGAGACTCAGATCAACGCGGTTCAAACGATCTTAGCCAATACTGCGGTTGCGGGTACCAATATCAAAGATGTTAATAAAGCTCTAGACGAGTTGAATCGTTACGCGGATAAGACGATCTACAATTTCGCCGAGATGACTCGAAATATTGGTACTTTTACGGCCGCTGGTGTTGATTTGAAGACGTCGGTTGCGTCAATTAAGGGTATCGCCAACTTGGCCGCGGTGTCAGGATCAAATGCGCAGCAGGCATCGACCGCAATGTATCAGCTTTCACAGGCCATTTCCTCGGGTACGGTTAAACTAATGGACTGGAACTCGGTGGTCAATGCTGGTATGGGTGGTGCGTTGTTCCAGCGCGCTCTGGCAAATACAGCCGTGCATATGGGCACTCTGAAGAAGGGTGCAGTTGAGCTTGCTGGCCCGATGAAGACTGTTCGTGTTAATGGAGAGTCTTTCCGAAACTCGCTTTCAGCAGCACCGGGAAAAGAAGGTTGGTTGAGTTCTAAGGTTCTAACCGAGACGCTTAAACAGCTTTCAGGAGATATGACCGATGCTCAATTGAAAGCTCAGGGTTGGAGCGAAGCTCAGATCAAAGCTATTCAAGAACAAGCTCGGATGGCTGTAGAAGCAGCAACGAAAGTCAAAACTCTAACTCAATTGCTTTCTACAACTAAGGAGCAGCTAGGTTCCGGATGGGCTCAAACTTGGCGAATTATATTTGGCGATTTCGCCGAAGCCAAAGTACTCTTTACTGGTATTTCGGATGCTATTGGCGAGATAATTATGAAATCCGCTCAGTCTCGAAACAAAGTATTAAAAGATTGGAAAGCTCTTGGTGGTCGAAAAGTCTTGATTTCCGCTCTATCAGAAACTTTTCATGCTTTAGGTGATATTATTGGGACTGTTAAGGATGCTTTTCGTGATATTTTCCCACCGGTAACAGGAAAGCAACTTTACGAACTGACTCTACGTTTCAAAGAATTTACGGAAATGCTTAAGCCAAGTCCAGAGACACTCGAATTGTTAAAACGAACTTTTCGAGGACTCTTTGCGATACTTTCAATCGGTAAACAAATTCTAGGTGGTATATTTACCGTCTTCGGTAAAGTCTTTGGTGCTATTGGTGATGGTACGGGAGGATTTCTCGAATTTACTGCCAGTGTTGGCGATTGGTTGGTTAAGCTTGATAAAACTTTGAAAGAAGGCGGTAAGCTTAATAACTTCTTTGAGAGACTGGGAGAAGTTCTGGCAAAGCCTATTGAACTCTTGATGGAGTTGTCAGGTATATTAAGAAGTGCCTTCTCCGGAGGATCTACCAAAGCTGTAGATGGAATGACTCAAGCTATGGGTCCTCTTTCATCAGCAATGGAAGCCTTTGGTGATATTCTAGGTAAAGTTTTCGATCAGGTCAGTCAACTTTCAGGTATATTCCAGCCAGTACTTCAAGCATGGGTCGATTTGCTTGCCAAACTTCCTTCTTTGCTTGGTCAGGCGCTTTCAAACTTCAGTTTCGAACCAATCCTGGCGGTTATCCGAACAGGTCTTCTTGCCGGTATATTCTTGCTGTTCAAGAACTTTCTAGGTAAGGGCGCCTTCACGGATCAGTTGGCTAGAGGCTTTGCTGGTATCGGTGGCGGCATTCTCAAGAATATTAATGCTTCATTTGCGGCTCTAACAGGATCGTTAACTGCTTTGCAACAGAATTTGAAAGCAAAAACACTGAAAGAGATTGCGATTGCGGTTGCGCTATTGGCAGCGTCGATGGTCGCCTTGTCATTTGTCGATCCGAAGAAACTTAATACAGCGCTAGGTGCAATAACGATCGCATTCGGTCAGCTGCTGGGAGCTATGGCTATCTTGGGTAATGTCAGTAAGTCGCTGGGTTTCATCAAGATGCCGGTTATCGCAGCAACCTTGATTATCTTGGCAGGAGCTATATTTACACTCTCAGCTTCTGTAATAGCACTCAGCTTTCTCAGTTGGGAGGAATTGGCGAAAGGTCTTGGCGCAGTTGCCGTTCTTCTGGGAGTTATCATTGTAGCAGTTGGTCCATTGTCCGCAGCTTCCTTTGGAATGCTGAAAGCGGGCATCGGTCTAACAGCTATTGCCGTAGCATTGAATATTTTAGCACTTGCTGTTCGCCAGTTTGGATCAATGGATTTGATGCAGCTCGGAAAAGGTCTGGGCGCGATTGGTATTTCATTGTTTATTATAGCTACTTATATGAAGATGATGCCACCGGGACCAGCTATGGCAGCACAGGGTGCAGGACTTATTCTAATTGCAGGTGCCTTGAATATTCTGGCGCTTGCTGTTCTTTCATTGGGCTCAATGGATTTGCGAACGCTCGGTACAGGTATGGCAGCCATTGGCGTTGGCCTAGTCATTATCGCTGGCGCTATGCGATTGATGCCTCCGGGTCCAGCTATGGCGATACAAGCTGCCGGTCTCTTGATTCTTTCGGTTGCTCTCAATGGAATCGCTCTAGCAGTGAGAAGTATGGGCGGAATGTCTCTTGAGCAGTTGGCCAAAGGTATGGGAGCTCTCGCATATTCTCTAGGACTTCTTGTTGGAGTTCTGAACCTTATGTCGGGAGCAGTAGTCGGTGCTATTGCATTGGGAATTGCTGCTGCAGGAATAGCTCTTCTCGCTCCCGCTTTGGTACTTCTTGGAAAACAAGACATAAAGACACTTGCGGTAGGTTTAATAGCACTGGCAGCGGCGCTCGGTATTATCGCTGGTGTAGGAATTCTGTTGGACGCAGCCGCGCCGGGTATTCTTGCCTTTGGTATAGCAGTAGCACTAGTTGGCGCTGGTTTGGCTTTGGCCGGGGCAGGAATTATGTTGGCTGCACTCGGTATCTCCGCACTCGTTTCCGCAATTGTAGTAGCGGCCGGAGTTATTCCGCAAGCATTCATCGATATTCAGAAGTCTTTGATCGAAAATGCCAAGCTTTTGGTTCTCGGATTGTTGGAGATTGTACAGGCGTTTGCTGACACTGCTCCACAGTTTGTGGACGCTATCGTTAAGATTCTTTCAAGCCTTATTGATGCCCTTATTCAGCTAATGCCGAAAGTGGAAGAATTAACAACGGTATTGATAGAAACCCTTATTCGAGTTCTTGATCAGCAACAAGGACCGATTATTGAGGCGGCTATCAGTCTTATTCTAGCTCTGCTTACAGGAATTAGAAATCATATTGGTGAAGTTGTGAAAGTGGCATTGGAAATTGTTCAAAATCTCTTGTTGGGTATAGCTAGAAATATCGGCAAAGTCATCAACGCGGGAGCAAAAGTAATTATTGCTCTTCTCGATGGAATTGCTCGGAATTATGCAAAGGTAGTTACGACTGCACTTAGCATTCTTACCAGATTTCTCAGTGCTATTGCTGGTGGTCTCGGACGTGTCGTTACAGCTGGTGGCCGTATCATTACGAGTTTCTTGAATGGTATTGCTCAGAACATTAGAAGAGTAGCCAACGCAGCTACAAACGTTATTGTATCGTTTATCAATGCTATCGGAGCTGCTGGGCCACGAGTTATTGCAGCAGCAACGAATACGATAATCAAGTTTATCAATGCACTACAGCAGAATGCCAACAAGATTGCTGATGCAGGTGCCAAGGCAATTGTTGCATTCTTGAACGGAATAGCCAGAAGTATCGAGACTTATGCACCTCAGATGAGAAATGCAGGTCTCAGAATTGGTTTCGCTATTATCGACGGCATGACCTTCGGTTTAGCAAGTAAGGGACGAGAGCTACTTTCCAAAGCTTCGGATCTTGCCAATAAAGTTAAAGATAAGCTTAAAGGTGCATTTGGGATTAAGTCTCCATCTAAATTTGCAGAGGAAATTGGGCAAAACGTTGTTCTGGGTCTTGCTAATGGCATGTCAGATAATGGTAAAGCCGTCGATGCAGCTGGCGATGTGAGTAATGGTGTTATCAATACCTTCAAGGATGCCTTTGAAATTACTTCTCCGTCCAAGGTTATGAAAAGAGTTGGTAGAGAGGTTACTGCGGGATTTGCGGAAGGTATCAAGACTGGTGCGGAAGAAGATATTAAGGGCGCTTTCGCAGAGTTGAGACGACGATTGGCTGAACAAGAAGCTGAACTTGCGCGACAAATCGCTCGACGTAATGCTTTGCGTAAGGAAGGAAAGGAACGAACCAAGGAAGAGGATGCTGAGCTCAAGAAACTGAATGCTACTCTCGGCAAGCATAAAGAAGTGCTAGACGCGGTAAATAGAGCCCAAACATATTTGAACAAAGGCATTACCAAGAATAAAGTTGAGTTGTTCAAAGTAGCTGGTGAATACCGCAAGCTTCTTGAAACGATAGATAAAGTCACGGAGACAATTCAAACACTCAAAGATCAGTATTCTGCTTTGCCCGAGATTATCAGAGAAGTTCAAGATGAAGAGGGTGAGACTCGTACACTTACTGGAGCAGAACAGCTACAGAAGTACACTGAGGCTCTTACAGCACAAGTCGCTGCTGTTCAGAAATACAACACGATACTCCAACAGCTAAGAGCGGCTGGATTGGATGATACAACGTATCAAATGCTGTTGGCAGAAGGTACAGCAGGTCAACAGTTTGCTGAGGCGTTGCTTGCCGGTGGTCCGGCTGCGATTAATCAAATAAGGTCTCTTGATACTGATCTTGGTTCGGCATCTGAAACGCTGGGTACCAACGCCGCAAAGAATCTTTACGCTGCCGGTATCGATGCAGCTAAGGGTTTGCTTGCTGGATTGGAATCGGAGAAGAAGCGGCTTGAAGCTTTGATGGTCAGTCTCGCCAATACCATGGTTACTACTATCAAGAGGAAGTTGAAAATCAAATCGCCGTCTGAAGTGTTTGCAGAGATTGGTCAACTGTCGATGGAGGGTATGGCTCAGGGCTTCGCCGATTCATCACAGATACTGACGGACGCTATCGATGTTGCTGCCGAAGATGCATTGACAGCGATGGAACGATCTATGCGTGATATTTCAGATATTGTGACTGATCAATTGGATCCAAATCCAGTAATTACACCGGTTCTAGATCTAACGCAAATTCAGGCTAAGCAAGGTGAATTGGCAGCATTGACAAATGTTGTTCCGATTACAGCAAGTGTTTCTTCAGCACAGGCTGCGTCTATATCTACAGGAACAGCTGCAGCTGAAGAAGCCGCTCTTGCTCCGGGTGGAACGTCTTTCAAATTCGAACAGAACAATTATTCCCCGGAGGCACTTTCAGATATCGAGATTTACAGACAGACGAAGAACCAGATATCTCAGATCAAAGCAGCACTCGCTCTTACCTAAGGAGGAAAGCTGTGTTGACAGAAGTCAAGGCTTATAGCTCATGGCTGTCAGCTCCTACGCTACCTTTAAGTGATACTGGCAGAGCTGAAACAGATTTGGTCCAGGTTCGAAACATCGCAGGACTAGATCCGGTCAAGGCTTCTGTCAACACATCTCCATATGGATCCGTCGATGGAGAATCGTTTATTGGTAGCAGCGTACCGAAGCGAAATATCGTCCTTACAGTAGGTTTACGTCCGGATTGGAATGATTGGACCTACGAAGGTTTGCGTAGACTTCTCTATTCATATTTCATGCCGAAAAGACCTGTACAATTAGTCTTCTATAGCGACGACATGATTCCTGTACAAATTAGAGGAGTTGTCGAATCAGCTGAAATTAATCAGTTTAGCAAGGATCCAGAATTCGTCATTTCGGTCATTTGTCCTGATCCATATTTTACTGCTCTTGAACCAAAAGTTATTACAGGGCAATCAATCCGGGAAACAGATGAAACAGTAGCTGTAATCGATAATGATGGAAGTATTGAAATCGGGATGCATGTAATGGTTACTCAAGTATCAGGCGCAACTCCTACCAATATTAGAGTTCAGATCGGAGATCAAGAGATTTCATATTTTAGTGTAGTAGCTACAGTCGATCCCACAAATTACTTCGAAATGAACTCTATTCCTACTCGAAAGTTTGTTCAAAACGTTAACATGAGTACGGGTGTTATTACAAGTCTTCTCTCGAAGGTAGTACGAGAAGGTTCTGAATGGCCTATATTTCCACCTGGCGAAAACGATTTCTCTGTAATCACTGATGCAGGAGTACAAGATTGGGAGCTCACATATTTTGAAAGATTTGGGGGTCTCTAGTGGAAGTATTTACTCTGAATCGTAAGCTTCTCCAAGAGGATGTAATCGATGTATTTCATTCGATTATTTGGACAGAACGATATTACGGTGATGGCGAAGTAGAGCTGGTTGTTCCCTTAACTGGAGAGATGATCGAAAAATTGGCACCAGGTATGTTCCTTGGTATTAATAAATCCGAAAAGATTATGATCCTAGAAAGCATGACCATTGAAGAAGAGAAGATGAAGTTTATTGGATTGTCTCTTGTTGCCTGGTTGAATAATCGATTTGTTCGTGCATCTGCGGATCCAAAAGTGGAAACTTGGTCAGTTGGTCCTGGAACTCCTGGCTGGGTGTTATGGGCGATTGTCTATTGGATGTGTTGTGCGGGAAGTCCATATTTGAATGGTTCAATTGCTACAGGTATTCCTAACCCAGAAAGACTGGTAATTCCCGGATTAGGTCTCAAAGATTACGACAAATCCGGAGATCCGATCACGGTAGCCGTTCCTTATACAGGTGTCTATGACGCGCTTCGAGAAGTTGCTACGACGCATCGAATTGGGATGGAAATTACTTTGGAATCAGCTACCGATAGTTCATATTTTCTCGGCTTTAGGAGTTATAAAGGACTCGATCGGACAAGCGGTCAAACGGTGAATCCACCTGTTCGATTTTCTCCAGAAATGGATTCTTTGGCGAACATCAAAGAAGTTCAATCTATCGCAGCACTCAAAACCTTGGTATATGCCTTTGCGAAGAATAACCCCAATAACTTGGCGACACTAGGACCTGGAATAGCTAGTTTGTCGGGTTCGCAATATACTGGTTTTGATTTGCGCGCATTACAAGTACTGACAAGCGACATTACGAACGATCCAAACAATCCCTTGGATGCAAACAAGCTTCTTAATCTTCTCAATGAAAAAGCTAGATTGGAACTTCAAGCAAATCGACTTATAAAGGCTGTAGATGGAGAGATCGTTCCCGAGAATCAATTTCAATACGGAGTCGATTATAATCTAGGTGATATTATCGAAGTACAAGGAAACAGCGATGTAATTTCAACTTCTCGAGTGGTCGAGTATATTCGTGCACAAGATGAAGCTGGAGAAAGGTCATATCCTACCGTAGCTATGCTCGATTAGGAGGAATTAATGGGTTGGTTGTGGTTAGTTCTTGCCTATACTTTTGGATTATGGGTAGGCTTCCTAGTCCGAGCATGGATTGCAAATAGACAAAGATATGTTGGCACTATATTTATAACTCATGATGAAGAAAAAACTCTATATTCGCTCGAGCTCAATGAATACCCAGAATCAATTGGATTCAAGAAGCAAGTCGTTTTCAAGGTCGACGCTTCTGACGTAGAGGTCAATCGCGATTAAAACATTTACTATAGTGAGACTCTACGAAAGGAGCTTATGTTCGAAAGGAGGAAAACACCAAATTTGCTCGAACTCGAAATTGACAAAGCGATTCGTGAACTGAGCAACCATGCAGTAGGCTCTCAAGAATACGTAAAGGCGTTGGAATGTGTAGTCAAGCTGCATCGAATGAAGGAAGAAGAAAAACCTTCATCGGTGAGTAAGGATACGCTGTTCAGCATCGGTGCGAATCTTGTGGGCATTCTGATGGTTATCAGGCACGAACAAGTGAACGTCATATTCTCGAGAGCGATGCAAATGGTGTTCCGAATCAAGACGTAGTTCCCTGAGAGCTCAATATGAGGGGCCGCGAAAGCGGCTCTTCATATTTTTTTTTCGCAAAGAAAACATGGAGTATAATGAAACTACGAAAGGAGAAATGTGGAACGACTCGGAAACCAGTTCATGGTCGAATTGCTACGTGTCACTGGAGCAAATGTTGAAGAACTCGGAAACATCCTCAATACTAATAAAGAACTTACAGATGAGGATCTTCGAAATATTCAGTTTGCTCTGCGACGAGCAGCAGATGCGATCGAAATGATTCGAGATGGACACACTACCGTCAAGTTTCAAGACTAGGGCCTACAAGGCCTTAGTTTTTTCGCGTAAATTACATGACGTATAATGAAAGCTACGAAAGGAGAAATTATGGAAGAAGAATTTTCCCCCATCGCTGGAGGTCTGCTTGTTGCAGGCGTAACGCTCGTGAGCGCGCTGGTTATTAGCCGTCTCATGGATCGTTGGGTCGACAGGCGACTGAAGCAAATGGAGAAAAGACACAATCTCATAAAAGCTCTTTATGAGTAGCACAAACGAAGAGAGTCCTAACAAGGATTCTCTTTTTTCTCGCGAAAATTACATGATGTATAATGAAACCTACAAAGGAGAATCATGAAAAAACTTACCAAACTCTGGATCGGGATCTATCTCGATTGGGCATTTGGATGTTATTCATGGAAGTACTAAGTAGCAGTCAAAATGGGAGTTCTGATAAGAGCAAGCAAAGCTCTTACAAGGACTTCCTTTTTCTTTTTAAAATCTAAAAAAACCCCGCGGGGAAATTTCCCCAAGAAGTCGCGAAAATTACATGACGTATAATGAAACTACTACGAAAGGAAGTTATGTTCAATTACGTGAAAAAGTGGTGGAACGTTCCTGCAACGCATCCCGTCGCGCTCGCCATTGGCGGGTTCACGGTTGCTGCGCTGGGCACGTACTGCCTGCTCTACGTGATTAAGAATAGCTCGTCGTCGTAACTCAAAAAGGAGAGTCCCACGAGGATTCTCTTTTTTTCGCAGAAAAAACACGTTATATAATGAAACCCTACTATTTGGAGGTAACAATGTCCGAAACGCTTACATCGGACGCCGCGAAGGGTTTCGCCATTGCAGGAGCAGCTGTTCTCGGCCTGATCGTTATCAACGAAGGTCGAAAGCAGGTTGCTCGTGTGTGGCGAAACTGGCGCAGCGACGAAAAGCCATCGACAAAGCCCGCTAAGTAGTAAAAGGAGAGTCCCTACGGGGATTCTCCTTTTT